TCGGGAGTATTTTTTGGAGGTTTATCGTGATGTTTGTGAAAAGCGGTTGGTTGAGTTGTTGAGGGTGGGTGTATGAAGCGGTTGACGGGTAGGCCTCCGGTTGTTCCGGTTGGGGATCGTGCGTCTTTGTCGTTGAAGGTGTCTGCTGATTTTAAGAAGTTGGTGTTGGCGCAGGCTGAGGGGTATGGGTTGAGTATTAGGGAGTATGTGGAGTTGTTGGTGTTGAGAGACATAGGAAAATGAAGGATTTAGGGTATAGTCAAGAACTTTTTGTTCAAGAATTGAAAATTGGGCACAAGTGGACAGAGTACGTTGCTGAAATACTTAACTCTGAGGGCATCAAATGTGAGGCCACACCAATGAGTATTAGAAAAACCGAAAAAGAACGTCTTTCTTTTGCTACAGAAAAAGATGTTGTGTTTCAAAACATGTCTGGAAATATAGAAGTTAAGTCACGACGACTCAACTTTAGTGAAAAACCGAGCAGTTACCCTAAAAGTACTGCTTTTGTTGATACGGAATTCGGGTGGAAACTAAAAGACCCTCTTCCATTGGCTGTAGTTTTGGTGAGTCAAGAAACTGGCTCGTTGCTAGTTATCCCGATTTCTAGTATGCCTACATGGACAACAACACGAAGATTTGATAACGTTCGAAAGATAGAGGATACCTTTCTTTTAGTCAATAAAAAGCATTTGAAGCCTTGGTCTGAATTTGTTGACTGGCTAAACGTTCGGCAGGAAAAACATGAACAAAAAAATAGCGCCTAAAGCAGCCAGGAAGGCTAAATATAAGGACCGTTTATACAATATTGCTTTGCGTGTTGACGGTTCTTTAAAAAATCAGATTATTGACGCTGCTAATCGGAATAAAATGATGTTGAGTGAGTATGTTTTGTATTGTGTTTGGGAACATATGCGTTCAGAGCGTGGAGTTCCTGTCCCAGGGGAGTCGCAGTTTGCTTTAGCGGACCCTATGGAGCATTTGAGGGCTTATCTTGAAGGTAAAGATGTTTTGATGCCGTGTGGTAAGAAGGAATGTGAAATGAAAATTGTAGAATTCCAAGATATGGAATTTTGTGAGACTTGTAATGTGAGGATTTCGTGATTTCAAAGTTTGAAGGAACAGTTTTTCAACGTAAAGCAGACGGATTTGCTTTTTTCGTGAGTCCAATGGGCAGAATTTGGGACATTGGTGAAGAAATGTCTAAATTTTGGCCTGATATTACTCAAGTTTTGAATGTTATGGGGATGGCTCGTCACATCAGGGATGAAGTTATTGATATTAGTTTTGACAATATTTGGATTTTTGCTATTCCAGACACAATGGATCACGAAATTGCGTTAAATCAACTTTTAGAGAAGTGCTTAAGTGTTGGTTGCAGTTCTTTAAATCTTGTTGGAAGCGAAAAACTGTATGAATTGTCTAACAATATTACTGACGTTGATGTTGATTTGGCTCTTTGTATATCAGATTGATATACTTTTGGCTAATCTCCCCACATTTGGGCTAACGTAGGTCGGGTTGGCCTAACTCCCCTTCGTCTTTGTTCTGCCGCTAACTGTCTGCTCGTCAATCCAGCCCAAACACCATGCATATCTGCTGCCGGGAACTCAAGGGCGTACTCAAGGCATTGTGGTTGCACAGGGCATTCCGCACATAAGGCACGAGCATCGACAATGTATGTAATATCTTTATGTTCTTTAGGGAACATGATATAAGTTTTGCCTTTACAGGAAGCATTGTTCATCCAACTTTGCTTACCATTATTTATGATATTACCAATACTATCTTCCAAACTCACTGAATAGCCTTCCTTACTTTAATAGATGTAGAATCTTGTACATATGTTTTATATGGGTGTCCTGTATGAGGATCATATTTTGATGCTGTAGATAATGCTTTCAAAACATGACGCTTTGCTTGCGTTAAAGTAGGCATCTTTGGGCACAAAATATTAAGCGCACCGAGGGCATAGTACGTCCCCGTTCCAATTGCATATAAGCCGGAAGCATCTGTGGTCCACGCATAATCATTATCAATTTGATAAATCATTCTATTTACTGAGATAATGATAGATGAACCTTGTTGCGCCACATGATCTGACGACTCCTTGGGTGGTGGAGAGTATCCGTTTGAATCAAAACACTCTCTTAACGCTGAAACGAATTTGAGAGTAATGAATTCATCTAGTTTTCTCCCTTTCATCGCTGCCGGGGGAATCGGAGGTTGAAATGCGTAGTTGATTAAGTTGATGGCACGTAGATCGCCGGCAATACCAATTAAATATGGTCCCACTTGCGCTATTTTGCTCATAGATGGACTTAACGTTTGCACATATGAGACATATCCATCATCGTCAACCGTAGAAATCCGACTATCAGAACAAAGAATGGTAAAACCATCTCCTTGTATCCCGACAATTGTTGTCATTTCATTTTCCAGCCGCGTAATTAGAAATAAATTCTTTTCCTCTAAACATTCCCCAACCTGAATAAATGGCCATGCATTCATATGAGAACTTATGTTCGCCATCATCTTCGTACATCACTACGCCAAGACCCTGTTGCCAGTTTTCGTGACGAACAAGTGGACGACCATCGAGGTCAACTCCACCTCGTGTGCTTGGAATGGCACCGTCGATTCGTGCTAGGCATCCTGGTGATGCTGCCATAATGGTTCTTGGGCCGTCCCAATCTTCGCGAGTTTTGAAAGCCATTTCAACACGATGAATGTGACCATAAATAACACTGCTTTTTTCAGCGTTGAGGTATACGTGGGCAGTTGAGCCACCGCTCTTTACACGGTCGCCGTGGATAATTCGCAGTTTTTTATTTACCCAAATATCTGAAGCAGGGTATCCTGGGCGGTATTCAACGCCAAAATCTTCCATTCTGCAAAGATAAGGAACACTGAGGACCGGCCATGATTCGGGGATATTGCCTTTCCGTAAGCCGTATGCTGCACCAGCATTTTGTACAAGATATTTTGGCATGCGCTCTTCGTGGTTGCCTGCTAGCCAAACAATTTGTGCATCCGGGGAGGCGTGACGCATCTCTGCACAGAAAGTTGTTGCTCTGTCAATTGTTGCCTGAGTTGTGAGGGCGTAACTTGGATAGGTTACATATTTGCCCATCTCCGGCAAGTCAAGGTTGTCGCCAACACAAACGATAAGTTCTGGTTTTAGGTGCTTGATGACGTTTAGGGCAACGCTGATTGCGTCTTCGTCATGTGTCGGTTCAAGTTGGCCGTCACGATTTCTGAAATAACCAAATTGAATGTCCGGCACTACAACGCATGTTTTAAATGTTTCAGCCTTTTTGGGTACAGAAGTGTTTTTGGGTAGTTTAATTTCTGGTCCACGTTGAACTACAGGCCATTCTGGACCGGATTCCCATTTGGGTGAAATTTGGATTGCGGCAAGGTCAACAATTTGTGGTTCGCCGTTTTCGTCTTTCAACATTGACTGGTAAATGGAAATACGCTTGATATCCCCGATTTCATTGATATCAATGTTTTTTGAAGCCAGAAGTTCCGCAATTGCACCAAGATTTTTTGTTTTATTTGCGGATGTTTCTACTTCTGATAACTTGTCAGACAAGGATGTCATTTAATTAATTCCTTTACTATTGAGCATTTGCATGCAGATTTTGAGAGAACGCAATGTCGAGCAGTTTCGATTGTTGATCTACCGATTTCAATTTTTTCTGATACCAAAGCACGATGAATTGCTCGTGCTGAAATTGATTCGTTTTTCATTAATTTGATAAGGATTTCTTGTGAGTCTTGATCTAGTGATTTAATCAATCCTCCAAATTTGCAACCATCTTGTTCTTGCGTGAGAAGTTGATTGAGTGTGTCTTTTAGCACTGGTGCCCCTTTGCGTTGTCTGTTATGAACTACGCTCATAGAATAGAACTCTTTTTACTGGAGTGTGTAGACGATGACAATATTCAAAATTTGGGTAGATTCTGAAGACAGCATGAATAGTCAATCTTTGCTATCTACGTCTGGGCGTGTTCTTATTGGTTTATCTGAAAACCCTGATGTCGGTCATTTGGCTTTGTCGCTAATGCTTGGAGTGACAGAAACTGCTATAGAAAAAGCAGTAGCAAAATTAATAAAAGCAGGTATGCTTGAAGTTGAGAAAAAAGGCCGTCGCAATAAATACACAATAGTTTGGGATGTTGTTTATTGTGATAGAGACTTCAAAATTATGAAAGAGTTTTATGACAATCAAACACGACTCAGTAACACATGACATTTTGGTGTATGCAAAAATGATGAATAAACCTTTTAAGCCAACTGACCCAATGGTTATTTTTGCAAAAATGGACAGAGTCTCCAAGATTGAACGTTCAATCAAAACATTAATAGAACATGGATACTTAAAAGACTGCAACGATGGGCAATATATGATTACGCTATCTGGCATAGATCATATATATGTGATGGCAAGACGTCTTGGAATTAGCCAAGCCCACGGGAATAATTAAAGATTCTTAGAAACCAGCCAAGCGTGGAATGCCTCATCGTTCATTGGCACAAACCATAATTGACATGCCTCAGGATCATTGCTGTCTCCAGAAATAGACCAGCACAATTCTAAAACTTCCTCAATGGGGCATACTCCAACATTGCACTCAAAACCATATCGTGTCAAAAAAAACTGGACAAGGCAGCCTGATCGGCTATGCCAACATGCTCCGGAGTGTCCATGTGGACAAACTATCTCAACAATTTCGACTTCGGTCTTATTTAGGCGCAACCTAATTTTGTGGCCGTCCGTATGCCAGACCAATTCATTGTCTTCCATGTCGTGCCGCATCCTCAGTGAGATTTATATTTTTCACCTACGTCTTGAGGCGAAGTTAACATGAGCCTACTATTCGCTATCGGCTCTGTCAACTTTGTTAAACACGGAGTTTATTTCCGCTACAGATAGTTTACCGTCATCTAGGTACGCTCGTGACAACCCTTCGA